TGAACCGCCGTCCTCCCCATTTTCCCGGCGGTTAGGAGCTGAGCCGTGACGCTCGCAAGCGCTATCATCTCGGCGGCGTATCGCGAAGGCCAAGCCACCGCAATCGTCAGCTCGCCGACCACGGCTGAACAAAATGAGGCACTGGATCGCCTCAATTCCATCATCCTCGCGACAGTCGGCAACCAGATCGGCCAGGAGCTTGCCCCGCTCAACATGGGCGGAAGCTATACGGAGGCGTCTTATTGCTCTCCGTATGTCCCGGCGGACGCGCGGCTGATCCTCAATCTCTCCAGCGGCGCGCAGACATTGAAGCTGCACCCCGAGCCCTATGACGGTCAGCGGCTCGCTATTGCCGATGCCGGAAATAGTCTTTCGAGCAATCACCTGACCCTGGACGGCAATGGCCGGATGATCGAATCCTCGGCGACGCTGACGCTTTCGACCAACGGCCTCACACGGCAGTGGTTCTATCGGGATGACAGCGCCAATTGGGTCAAGCTCACCGACCTCGCTCTTTCGGATGCAATGCCGTTCCCCGAGGAGTTCAACGACTATTTCATCACCCGGCTGGCGATGCGCCTGTTCCCAAGGCAGGGCATCAAGACCTCGCCGGAGACCGCTGATGCTTTGGTCAGGGCCGAGCGGCAGATCAGGGCGCGCTATCGCAAGCCCCGCCCGCGTGACGACATGCCCCGTGGCTTACTCGGTAGCCGTAACCGCGCCTACGGGCTCAGCACAGCCGATTTCAACGCAGGGCGGACGTGGCGGTAAAGCTGCCCCTGTCAATACTGGATTGGTCGCGCTCGATCGCCGGCGAGCCGGACATAAAGCTCGCCAACCGCTATTTCGAGCAAGACCCGACCAATCAGGAAAACCAGTGCTCGCTCATCTCGCGGCCTGGTCTCAGAAAGTGGAAAACGGTCGGCTCGGGTCCGATCCGCTGCATCTATTCGCAGCCCGGTTCATTCTCCGACGCCCTGTTCGTCGTGTCCGGCGACACGGTTTACAAGATCGGCACCGACGAGACGACATCGACCATAGGAACGCTCGGAACCTCTACCGGGGCGGTCAGCATGGCCGCAACCGACTCCTATCTCTTCGTCGCGGATGGGGCGGCGCTATACAGCTACACGACCAATGATTATGCGCGCGGGACGCTGACCGTCTCCGGGGCCATCTCGGCCGGCGAGACGGTGAAGATCGGAAGCGTCTATTACAAGTTCGCGACCGACGTATCGACGGGCGCGGATGGAACCTCCGGAACCCCGTGGCTGGTCCTTATCGGCGGGACCAACACCGATACGCTCGCAAACCTCCTAGCCGCAATCAACAACAGCGGCGAAGCGGGGACCGCATACAGTCTTGCGCTCACCGGCAATCCAGATGCCGTTGGTTCATCGTCCGACGCCACAACCCTAAAGGTCCGCTCTGCGCTGCCCGGAACGTCAGGCAACAGCATCTCCACGACCGAAACCATGGTCAACGGCGCCTGGGGCGGCACGACCCTCTCCGGCGGCGGTGGTTCATCTTTTGCCACCGTGTCGGTCCCTGACGGATCGGGGATCATCTCGGTCGGCGTCATCATCAGCTTCACCATCTGCCTCGTCGCGCAAGGAGCCGATCCGGCGAAGAACGGGCGCTTCTACTGGATTTGGCCGGGCGAGAATACGATTGCCGAGCTCGACTTCGCGACCGCCGAACGTTCCCCCGATACGGCCTATGCGGCGATCGTGCTTGGCGACCAGATTTGGTTCCCCGGACAGAACTCGATCGAGGTGTGGAACCCGACCGGCGAGGCCGATGCGCCGTTCCAGCGGCAGCAGGGCCGCTTGTTCGAGCGCGGCGCATGGGCAGGGACGGTCACTCCCTTGGGCGAAGCGATGATGCTCACGGATGCCAATGGCAACGTGTGGGAAGTGACCGACGCCCCCCAGCTCGTTTCAACGCCCGGAATTGCTCAGCGGATTAGGGAAGCGGTCAACGCCGAGAGGGCGGCATGACCCTCGGTTACAACAAGACGCTGACCAACGAGTTCTTCGCGACGCTTGGGACCCAATCTCCCAACCAACGCTACGCCATGTGGCCGACTTCATTCGGGGAAAGCAACTTCACCGCATTCTCGCTCCTTGACATCACGGGGCCGACTTACACTCTCGCACAGCCGACTAACGCGGCGGATTTACCGCAACTGGACGAAACCGTTCTAGACAACGACGGGACGCTTTACTCTCTCGACGGCTCGTCTGCTCCTAGTTTGTATAAAGTTACCAGCTTTGGAGCTGATGCTGCGGTTGTAGTCTATACCTTTGACGGGTCTGCCGGAGGCATCGGGCGTTTGCGTATGTTTATTTCGCCAACAGATGCGACTCGTTGGCTTTTTATGGAAAGTGACGACGCCTACACTATTCCGGCGGACCAGCGTTCTTATATTTACAACTCCGGCACCGAAGTTATGGAAGAGCTGTCTACTTACGACGCCACTCTGCCTGACTTCCTAGGGGGCGTTTATGCCCAAGATATGTTTGGAGATATTTGGAATTTTAACACGACTGACGCTGGGACTGACATTCTAGTCGTCCGTAGGATTGTCGATTTTGGCAGCGGTTCGGCCGCGCCTAGCTACAACGAAATCACTCTAACGACGGATATTACCGGCGGTTCGGCCTTTGGAGCTACGCACACCCCCTCTGGCTGGGTTTTCAATTCAGGCGACACGTTTTATCTGCTGGATACAGACGACTTCTCGATCATAACCAGTCAAGCTTTCGCCTACCCCACTATTGCATGGCTGGAATACCTGCCCTCGGGGTTGAGTTCTTTTTGGGTCTTTGCTGCTGTAACCGACCCATTCAATCAAGACACTTTCGTCGAGATTTCAGCCGCCGACTTATCAACGCTGGCTTCCCACCCTCTCGAAGACTGGATCGGAGTTGGAGACTCCTCAACAACGGTTCTCGATCAGTCTTTCTTTTACTTTCCGAGCTCCTCGGCTTTTTACACCCAATATGCGGACTATGAAGTTTCTGACGATCAGTGGTCAGTAATCCGTTATCTCGGTGACGAACCCACCCCCGAGCCGGTGTCAGCCGACGTTACCGCGCGGGCATGGGGCTTCTCGCTAGACGGCCACGAGTTCTACGTCCTCCGGGCCAATGACAAGACGTTCGTATTCGACCGCCTGACGCGCCAATGGAGCCATTGGAGCAATAACGGGCTTGATCGCTGGCGCCCCGTTTGCGGGATCAACTGGCGGGGCATGGCCTCGACCCTCGCGGACGGCGGGACCGACGTGGTTTGCGGCGATGAGGCAACCGGAGTCCTATACCGCCTCGATCCCGCCTATGGCCGCGACGACAAGACGGATTCGGGCGACCAGAGCTTTTCGCGCATCGTCACCGGCTCGATCCCGGTCGATGGCCGCGAGAGCATTCCCTGCAACGCCGTGCAGATCACGCTTGGCCTCGGCAACCCGTCGCAGACCGGTGCTGCGCTTACACTGGAAACCTCGGACAATCTTGGCGCGAGCTACATCAGCCACGGCACCGTCACCATTGCCAGCCTCGATTACACGCAGGTTGTCGAGTGGCGGGCGCTCGGCCAGATCGGGCAGCCGGGCCGACTGTTCAGGATCACCGATGACGGAGCAACGGTCAGAATTGGCCGGGCGCAAATCCGGTGAGCCTGCAACCGATTTCACCGCTCCAGGCGGGCGTCAAGATCATTGACGACAAGGGCGGGCCTTCGCAGCAGTTCCAGCGGCACTTCAACACCATCTGGACGAACCTCAAGAAGCTGCTCGACGCGGCAGAGGGGGCCCAAGGATCGGCTGACGAGGCACTGACCGGGCTCGACGCCAAGGCCGACATCACCCGCCAGGTCATTGCCGGGGCCGGACTAACTGGCGGCGGCGACCTCTCGGCAGATCGAACACTCAACGTAGGGGCCGGAACCGGGATTACCGTCGCCGCAGACAGCATTGCGTTGACGGTTACGGCAGTTACGCCCGGAACATACGGCGATGCCTCCAACGTCGGACAGTTCACCGTCGATAGCTACGGACGCATCACGGCGGCTTCCAACGTCGCCATCACGGGCGGCGGTGGAGGCTCTGGAACTGTCACCACCACCGGAACGCCCGCTTCCGGCAACCTGACGAAATTCTCTGGCGCGACCTCCATCACCAACGGCGACTTGTCGGGCGACGTGAGCACAACCGGCTCGCTGGTCGTTACCATCGGCGCGAACAAGGTCACGCGCGGGATGCTCGCCCAGGCCGCCGGGGCCACCATCCTCGGCGCGACAGGCGCCGGCAACGTAACCGACCTGACGGCTGCCCAAGCCAAGACGTTCTTGGCGATCGCGACGGGGGACGTATCCGGACTCGGCACCGTGGCGACGCTCGCATCCGACACTGACACGCTGCTCTCG